CAAAAGACCAGCAGCCAACTGAGCACCAGTCCCACCACCCATCTCTTTTACAGCCTCAGTCGCTGAAGCCGCAGTACCACCTGCCACCGTCTGAGCAAGCGGACTTGTGGCAAGCGTTTGCAAAGCCTGCTGATAGGAATATGGCCCAACAAGTGTTTGCTGCGTTGCGGCTTGCGCTGCTGCAGGAGAAATCTGTCGCTCGGCGCCCTTTGAAACTTCAGTTACAAATTGACGAGTGCTTGGAGCAACCAACTGTCGACCAACAGCTTCCGCCATACGAGCAGAACCGGCAGCACCGCCAACCGCTTGAGCGATAGATTGAACTCCTCGCTCCATCTCAGTCTCAGGCTTAGGAAGCCCAAGGATGTCAGAGATTATTTGACCGGATCTGGTTGCGGAGATGCCTCGCTGCTGAAGCGTAGGAATATCTGCCCCAGCTTTCTGAGCCAAACCAATTCCGAAATCAGCAAGAGCATATGGGACGTTAGCGATCATTGAAGGAAGTGCAGTCACGCCCTCAATACCGGCCCGAGCAGTCAATCCAAGCTGACGAAGAAGCTCATCCGGCCGCGATCGGGTTGGCTTTGGCGCCTCACCAGCTATCATCTGAAGGCCAGCGGTGGACACATCTTGTATCCGACCCGCGGCGATGGCCTCAAGGTCTTTATCGCTGAGTTTGGACAGATCCATCATTGCCCCCTAAGACGTCGCTCAAGTTCCCTGAGAGCTTCTGAACGCAGATCAACAGGCTGCACCGGCTCCGGAATCTTTGCGCTTCCAGCAGACTGAATCATGCCTTGATTGGCGAGTGCTCGAGCCTGAGCTTTTTGGCGGATCACCTGAGGCGAATCACCAGTCACCGGGAAGTAAGTACGGAATTCGTTTTCTTCTTCAGCCACACCAATTGCCGCACCAGACTCCTTACGTAGTTTTGCGCGAATCCAGTCCCGAGCAGCCTGAGCATACTGTTGCGTTTCAGGAGACTGAGCCAGATTTTTAAGCGACTCACCAACAAAAGGAACGGCTCCAGCAAGTCCAGATCCAATTCCAGGAGCCGCACCAGAAATTGCCGGTTGCCCGATGATTTGATTTGCCGCAACCATCCTGGCAGCAAACCCAGCGGCATTGCGCTCGCCTTCGGTTGGCTTTGCGCCTTTACCAGCGACAGGTTTTCCTTCGGCCGTGAGGATTGGTTCGGCCTGACCAGTGCGAGGATTGAATCGCATCATCCCACCCTCTGTTTCCAGAGGTGAATAAGACACCGGACCTTCTGGTGCGCGGCCTTTCGGAATGCGGCCAATCTCTACTCCATCCTGATAACGGATGATTACATTGCCAGCGTCAATATCGGTGAATTTTGCTTCTCTCGCCTTGGGGACACCAGCAACAACACGCGGACCTTCGGGAGTCATTTCATAGACTTGCTCACCCTCTTTGAGAGTCATGCGCTCAGGAGCGGTTAGCTTGCGAGCGGCCTCAATGGTAGGGAGAATCTTTGCGCCGACATTCGGAGCCTGCACCAGAAGCTGCTGAAGAGTGTTCAGGTCCAGTTGGGGCTGACCAATGCCAACGCCAACACGCTGGCCCATGATGTCCTCGCCGTACAGTTCTTGTCCGGGTTTGAATACTCGAGGCAAAAGCTGTTGAGCCATCTGCTGCTCTTGGCGCATCTGGCGGCGTTCTGCGAGTTGCTCCCTCAGAGCTTGTTCCTGAAGCGCCTTGCTATACGCACCCTGATAGGCCTGCTGACCGGCTTGCACGCCTTGGGCGAGAAGCTGACCAATGCCTCTTGGTTGTGCGGACGGACCCGCTCCAGACAGGAGAGACAGACCAACATTCAGCAAGCCCTGCTGTTGAGCGCGTTGCTGGAGTCGGCGAGCCTCTTCTTCTCCGAGAAGCTCCGATGCGTATCCCGGCTGCTGGCCGAATAGTTGTGCGAAGAGTTCGTTCATTTAACCCCCCAAGAGGCCCAACAGACCGCCTACAGCGGCACCAGGAGCGCCGAACATAGATCCACCGGCCAATGCACCACCCAACGCCCCAGAGGCTCGGTTTGTGTAAACCGGTGTCGTTTGGACCATCCCTCGCGGAGATCCATACACCGCGGCCAGATACTGGTTCAGTTGGTTCTGCGGTAGACCCTGCATGAAATTGAAGCGGTTGATGTCGCCCTGCAGCGCGGCTTGTTGGTAGCCCTCTGCGGTTTGACCGGCTTGCATCAATCGCTCAATGTCGCCGTAATCAGCCGCGGCCAGACCAGGCGCAGCACCGAGCATGGCTTGTTGACGAGCACGTTCTGCATCGTAGTTCTGATACGCGAGTTGTCCTGCTACGTTCGACAGAGACTGTGCCAGTTGACCGCCAGCCCGTTCCTCGAGTCCGAGTGCGGCTTGAGATCCATACCGTCCTGCGCGGGAAGCATTTGACCTGGCCTGCTGCAGAGCATCGAAATAGGTCTGCTGCGCTGCTTGGGCGGCGGGTTGGAAGGCGCCTTGGAAGAAAGGATTTCCTCCGAGGTATCCGCCCTGGATCGTGTTAAACGCTTGCTGTTGAGCCGCGGGGAGAAGGGGAGACCCCATCACCGCCCGTTGTTGGGCTGCGGTCAAAGCCTGCTGGGTCTGAGCACTCGGGCCAACATAGGTCTGGCCTGGGTAGTATTGAGGGGTCTCAGTGGTGTAGAGGCGTTGAGCCTCGCTCAGACCATACTGGACATAGGGACGGATCGCGGGATCTAGTTCCTGCGTTGTCGTTTGCGTTCTTGTAGAACCACCCATTTAGACCTCCAATGCCCACAAGCGGGGCTTGAATCCAAGTTTCTTAGCCTGTCGTTGCCAACCAGGTCGCCATGACTCAAATGTGAGCCGCTTGGCGTCACCGTGTTGTGCGATGTTCAGGAGATGCTGCCAGCCTTCCTCAAAGAAACCTACCTCTTGCAGATAGGCGCACCACACATGGAGCGAGGAGTCGCGGGGTTGCAATACCATGAACCCGACTGGCCTTGCGTCATCCAGTGCAACCCAGAGCATGGACTTCCCGTTATAGCAGTCTGTGTAGACGTCCTCGGGAATCCATCCCTCCGGGGTCTTCTGAAGAACCTTCAAAAGTCCTGGCCTGACGAATCCCCACCATTGTCTCAGATCATTAGGGGAAATCAAGCGGACGTTCATCCCACCACCACGTAAGCAAATGTTTTATCAGCCGTGGAATTGGCAAAGTGGGAAACCACCGCACTTCCCTGGGCCTGAGAGCTTACATACACATTGGCGATTGAGGCCATTGAGACATAAGTCACCGTGACGATGACAGATGGTGTCGCAGGCCTTGTGGGAGTCGTTTGAGCTGGAATTTGCTCAATCGTCACCAAGGTTGATGAGGTGGCCCACATGATCTCAACATAGTCACCGGCGGCCAACTCAATGAAATAGTTGAGCGCCGAGATAAGGTGACCATTGACTGACCCGTGTTTATTAGGAACAGAAAACTGGCTGTTTGATCCTGTGACATCCGTCCCGTTCTTTCTAAACCAGATGTCTACATCATGGATCTGGGAGTCAGCATTTTGAAACTGAACCGAGAACTGGATGTTGTAGACACCCGGATTGGTGACATTGATCCGAGACGAATTGGATACCGTCACACCATTGGAGTAGTCCGTGGTGTTATAGGTGATCGCATAAGCCGCAGTCGTGGAGGCCGCAGATTGGTCTGTGGAGTCTTGAAACGCCCCATAAGGGACTTTATCGTTGAAGGCGTTTGCAGAGTACGGGACCAAAATGATCTTGGACTCAGGGCTTATCCGAGCGTCATAGATCGTGGTCGTTGTGGCTCCACCCGTAGCAAGGGTCACCGTTCCGGTGTTGTTGGACTTCCCATTCATCAGCCCATTGACGATCTCGGCAACCGCTCGAGGATCGCCACCAAATGGGGGTAAGACGCGAAACATTACCGACGTCCCGCCTGGGTTGTATCCACATCCACCCCGATGGTGGTGGTCCAGTTTCCGCTAGGGATAACCCGCAATCTGTGGTACTTGCCGAAACTTCTCAGGCTCACCCGATTGTCAGAGTCAGCCGCCACAGACGTTCCAAACGAGATGGAATCATCCAGACGATCCCTGGAGGCCACTGCTACAGAGGCAGATCCGTTATCCACTTGGGGACGGGCCAGCTTCACCACGGAATTCTGACCGGCCACGAAGTCACCCGTCTCAAGGTTCGCTGTTGCGGGTTGACCCGTAAAGGTGACGATCTTTGCTCCAGATAGCCCAGAGAACACAAACTTCCCACCCAGCCAAGTACGCGAGTCCAGAGACGTTCCAAGCGCATCAATGCTGGCGGAATAGAGATCCAAACCTTCTAGAGTCACCGCGGCAGTCGCCATTGAGGAGATGTAGTTTGCCGTGGTATCGGCATAGGTCCATCGTTGTACCTGCCAGTTGTAGATCAGGATCGACTTGCCCGCTCGCGTGTTTGGGTAGGACCAGGCCACAACCTTACGCACCGGATCAATGGCCGCGCTCATCTTGCCGATATTCGCGGGGTCCAGATCGTCAAAGAACCACCGATCAACCTTCTCCGCACCGATGGGTTTAACAGACTGACCGTCGCAGATATAGAACCCGTCATCGCTCAGGAAGAACGTCAGCGGACCATATTGGGCGATTGAGCCTGCTTCGTAACACCCAAGTGAGCGAGAGATGGTGTCGAACTGGAAGAAGAACGGCGCCCCGATGTAGGACATACGAACCACCGCCTGCTCAAGAAGCACCACCCCAAACTCGCCACCAGTGATGCCGACGATGTTTCCACCGTCCGGGATGTCCTGATAGTCCGACTGAGATGCAACTCCAGAGGTCCAGTTCGTCTCATCGTTGATGTCGGACCATTGAACGCGATTCGGGTAGCTGGCGATATTCGCGGCCACCACGAAATCTCGAACAACCGAGATATACGAAGCAATCGGAGCAGCCGCGGCCAGATCAGCGAACAGAGTAGAACTACCGAGTGTCCAGGCTTGGAGCTTCTGAGCGCCGTTTGCAGCAATGACCACATCGCCGAATTGGGTGAACTTCCAGGGTTGCGTTCCCGTGTATCCACCGACCTTGGAAACGTCGTCCATTGAGAGGTCCGTGGAGTCGAACTTGAACAGCTTGGAGTTCCCACCGGCGAAGATGTTGGAGGTCGCCCCAAACTCACCCGTAAACACGGCCGTGAGGTTCTCTGAGGCGCTGGCAGAGTAATCCACCATCAAAGGGAATGGGCCGTATCCGGTGGTCTGAGCAATCACATTCTTGGCGTCTTGCAGCGCCCCAACCAGACCAGGCTGATCCGGGAGCCACTCACCAAAATTTAGACGTTGTTCCATGTTGTCGATCCTGCTGAGGATTGCGTCCAGGTCGTCGAACCTGCCGAGACTGGGTTCCAGGTCGTCGAGCCTTCTGGAACATCAGTCCAGATTGTCGCCCCAGGATTGATTACCGTCCACGCCTGCTCTGAAGGTGCAACTGGCGACCATTCCTGGCCTTGCTTGAACCCCACGCAGGTCACGGATGAGGAAGCCAAAATCGCCGCATTCCCGGCAAACGTAGCATTTGCAGCGCAAGTAACAGATGCCAAGGCGTTGACTTGTGCCGAAGCACTTGCAACCAATCCACCATTACAGACCACCGAAGCAGATGTCGTGATCTGGGCCGATGCCGGTTTGACGATCTGCGCCGATGCTGTGACAGAAGCGCTTGCGGTGACAGAACCCGCCGCGAATTGGACCCGCGTTGCATCACACGAAGCCGACGCAGAAGCGGTTATTGAGGCCGATGCGAGTTGAACTCGCGTGGCGCTACACGCTACATCAGCCTGAGCGGTGACCGATCCATATGCATCCCACCGCGTGACGGACGTCTCATAAAGAGGACTATCTAGCGTCAGCGTGAGGTCGTCTAGGCTCGCCTTGAGGTTATCAAGG